GTGTTCGAACAGGTCCATCAGCTGGTAACAATTCTTTGTACGCTAGTGCTTGAAACTGTGTGACCGCTTCTGCAAGCACAGGATGCGTTGCACCACTTGCACCTTGAAATGGCTCTGATCTGTTTTCATATTTAAAACCCAGTAGGTCCAGTCCTTTGATGTATCCGTCTTCCCAATCTGATCTTGAACTTTTATATTCATCATAACTTTCTTGTAACTCTGATGCTAAACTATTTAATGCATCGTCTTCCATAAACTCTGCTAGGTTTGCTTCGTGCAGTTGTCCACCTTCCATTGGTTTTTGTGATGGGTCAAAATCTATTTCTGCACCACCGTCATCTGTCATCTCGACATTGACCGCGCCGCCTTCTTGAAAGTTTGATGTTTCTATTTCTAACTCTACTTCTGGTTCAAGTATGTTATCGCTCTTTGGAATGGAACTAATATCTTTTTCTACAGCCATTAATAGTACGTCCTCTGTTCTAGTGACACGGGTTCATCTTCGTAATCTTCTGGGTGATCAACAAAGCCACCTTGTCTAAATCTCATTACTGCTTGAGTCATGCTATCCACTAAGTCATCGTGTTCACCCAGTGGGAATGCAGCGCATTCCTCAATCACTTCTTCAGCAAACTTTGTGTCTGGCGCCCAGACTTGCCCCGCTTCAAAAAGTGGTGCAACAGAGTTTACTCTAGTATGTTTATCATTTCCACGGCTAGGTGTAAAGTTAATAACCGGTATGCCCAGTTTACGCATTTCGTAGGTTAAGGGCAGTCCTGATGCTTTACCCTCTATGATCACAGACTCTGGTTTCCAATAGTCATATTGTTCTTTTGCAGTGCGTCGTAGTTCTGGGAACTCCAGTCGTTCTTTTAGTGAATCAACTAGAATAAGCGCCGGTCCGCTGTCCTCGCTTGGATAAAACACGCCCCAGGTTGTAATGGCAGAATAGTCTGATGTTTCTTTTTTCATGAATGCTGTATCGTAGGATTGTATAACATGATGCAATGGTGGGAGTTCATCTTTCTCCCAAACTTTCCACCACTCTCTTTTGATAATAGATCCTTCTTCTGCTGTCGGATTTTGTTGATATTGTGCATTCCATTTGGTAATAGCTACAGATGCCTTCACAGCTTCTAACTCTTCTAGTTTCCAATATCCGGGCCAAAGCGGTTTACCTGAAGGAAGTATGGCAGGAAACTCTATCACTTCCCACTGGTCTGCCTTTGGTTCTTTTTGTGCTCTCTGTAATTTACCTGTTAAGTCTGCTACAGACCATCTTGTCATAACCACAATAATTCGACCACCTGGCTGCAAACGTTGTCGTGGTCCTGATGTATACCATTCATAAACTCTATCGTATGACGCCATGTTCAGCGCATCTTGCTCCGAGTGTGGATCGTCAATGATCAGTAGATCCGCGCCACGACCTGTTATTGAACCGCCGACACCGGCTGCATAATATTCACCGCCCTGATCTGTCTCCCACTTACCTGCAGCTTTAGAATCCTCTCTGAGTCTAGTGTTAAATATTTTTTTGTAATCATCCATGTCCATCAATGATTTTGCTTTACGACCAAACCTGACTGCAAGTTCTGCATTATTTGTTGCCTGAATAATTTTTAAGTTGGGTTGTTTACCAATCATCCATGCAGGTAAAAAGTTGGATGCAAATTCTGACTTGGTATGTCTTGGTGCCATGTTGATGATTAATCTTTTGATATCACCGTTTGCTACTTTGTTAAATTTTTCTGCCATAATTTTATGGTGCTCACCCTCTATAAAATCAGGCCACATATATTTTACAAAAGTTAAGAAGTCATCACGGATCGCCTCGTCCTTTTTCTTTTCATCAAGAAGCAGCATCGTGCGCAGGTATTCTTTTTTAGCGTCGGTAGGTAGATTAGATATTTGTTCTGGAGTTAGCATTTGAAAAAATTTTGCGCAAAATTTTTGCGGTTTTGTTTTGAAACATTGAAAATGAATTTAGCACAGATCTATTTACAGATCAAACACTACATACACATATAGGATCCCTATCGTACCTTTTTCTGGGTGGGCCCGCCCAAGTGCACAAGCTACCATATATAGTATGGGACCCCTCGCCATGCTACTAGATCTGGGGTGGGTGGGCCCGTAGGGCCACAAGATATTGTGTCAAGAAAAAAATTTTACACAACATATAGTGTGTTGCATTTTTGCAACCTACATATAGTAGCACTACATGGGGTGGGTGGGCCCGTAGGGCCACAAGATATTGTGTCAAGAAAAAAAAATAAAAAAGTTAAAAGTTATCCACAAAAAAATATATTTTTTTTCTTGCCATTATGGGATAATAATATAATCTGTGTTTATAACAGAAAGGAAAAATAATAATATGTACTTAGTTATTAGAAAAAAACATTTATTCGATAGTGATTATTTTCACGTTGAACATAATACAGCTTCAGCGAGTGATGCCCATTCTTTACAGATGGCAAAAACGCAAGAAGCAAAAATTAAAAAAGCTAAAGAGGATTACTTTGTAATTGATGTTACAAAGTTTTTAGATAGCTGATGGCTAGCTTCACTAACTATGCAACTGTGAGCATGGCGGATAGCGATAAGCTATCCGTTATCCACGAACAACTGAACAAGCCCCGTAGATTTCGGATTAAGTATTGGAATAAGACAAATCAAGAATGGGATATAAGGATCGGTTATTTTGATGACAAGTCTCAAGTTAGGTTGAATAAAACAGGCGACGCAATCGTAATTACTTATAGAGAAGTTTGGATTGATGATGGTGGACACACTCACGAAAATTATAGGAACGCGGTTGTAGATCAAAAGCATGATGTAATATTTCAACTGAGGGCTAAATTTGAGGGGTTGAAAAATGAAAGGTGATAGAATTCAACTTCTGTTTATAGCACTTGCGGGAATGTATTTTCCCGCAAGAGCGGTTTTGTTTTGGGGGTGGGGAATATGAACATAGCTATTCTATATGTATGGGCCATGACCATAGCCCTTGCAGTATTTACAATAGATGCACTGACAGGCGGTCTATTGTTATAAGTTATTGAGCGTGTTCTGACCTAAGTGCAACCTGTAGAGGACAGACCTCTTTAAAAAACGTTGTGGTGGTTGCCAGAACACACTTAATAACTTGCATAAGTTATTATAAATATTTCATAACAAATAACAGAAAGGATAAATTATGAAATCAATGACTAAATACCAGCTTGAACATTTTAAAAATAAAGTGAACAGGCAATTTCAACCATATATCGAAGAGCAAGAACTGATTGTAAAACAATTCAGAACTGAAGCTATCGATCATGCAGTTAAAGGACTGGCTAAAAAAATGGGTGCTGACAAGGTGCTCGATAGACTTAAAGAAGCTGAGAAACAATTAGCTGATGCAAGGGCAACGGCTCGCACTTTCTTTGAAAAGAAAAAACCTAAAGACGAAGAGCTTAGTTATAGACTAACAAAAACTTACAATGATGATCTTTCAGTTTCAGATTGTGAGGAACAATTAAGAGAATGGGCTTCAAGCCTTGCTGACAGACAGATTGAGAAAAGGCCTGAAGGCAAGAAGCTCAAGCAACTAAAAGACACTAAGCAACAAGCCATAGACACAGTTATGGAAGCGGGTTGCCCTGAGGATTTAATCAAGCAACTAGCTCAGGTGTCTAAGTGTATTGGCTTAACTTGGAATACTGAACTCAAGCGAATAGCCACTGATGCCTAAAAGAACAAAAGCCCCGCGCCAAGAAGTGCGGGGCGTGGCTCATGAATATTGGATAGAGCGCAGGCGCGCAAGGTTACAAGCCCGCAGGCGTGGGGCGGGTGGGCCCTACAGGGCGCAAGGCACAAGTCAAGAAAAAAAAGAAAATAAAATTCTTGATCCTTGGGCGTGAATATGGGATAATGTGACAATATACAGAAAGGAAAAACAAAGAATGCAAAAATTACTCGGTATCAATACCAATTATAAAACTATCAAAAATCAAAAAGTCGGAGTCTTAACGGGGATCATTTACATGGCCCCGTATAACTTAAGCGGGAAAAATGTTTGTCCTAACGCTAGCG